CTTACGGGAAGATGACACAAAACAACGCACAACCGGCAATGCCGAGATTGAGATCTAGATGGTTCTCGAAAGAAGATAGAACTATCGACCTACATGAAGATCAGCAAGCATGTAGGCCAGGTAAGATCAAGCGTTTTGTGAGAAATTTGCAATGGAAGATTAACACTATGTGTATTAAAGAGGAATCCTTCAAGGACTATCAATCAAAGAAAATCCACAAAAAGAAGGTTGTCATCAGGAACTTGAGAAGAGATCTCGACCACACCATCAAAAACGTCCCACTTTACAAAGCTGCTAGGAATCACACACACCCTAATTGTGCTGTTGAAAGAACTGCAGTAACGAATTATCTAGTGGACGTAGTTCGAGGTGATGGAAGAGTGCCGTATATCGTCAGCCGAAGTGAGCAAGATCAGTTAAACGGTGTTGATGGTACGAGGCACTACTACTTCTCCAAGGATTTAAGTATGGATTATGTATCTACGAAAGTGGGTAATAATCACGTATTTATTATGACAGATGTGGATTATTATTTAGATATGAATAAGTACCTGAAGTACTTCAAACCAACACTCATATACACATTTATACCGTCATCAGCTGGTTACAGGGATAAAGAAACTAGTTATTTCTTTAAAGACAACCGTGTACACTATAGTGTCAGTGGGGGAGCTAGTTATGATCATGAGTTGTGGGATTATACAGGAGACATAATAACTGTTATTGACGACTACAAGAATCTATTGGTCTTTGACGTCACTCAGCATGTTATTGAAAACAGTCCTAATAGAAGAATAATAACGATTCTACCAAAGGTCTGTGTCCCGTACCCATACTACAGACGTGATATAACCCAAGCACCATTGAAACGTAAAGTGATCACAAAGGATGGAGTGTCTTTTATAGATTGCGCCCACAGCGAATTTTATTCATTAGCTGTGGCTGGATCTACCGAATCATTCGAAGTTCGGAAATCAGTTTATCAAGCCATTGAACATCGCTTGAAAACTAAGACCAGCGGACCACCCACGATAGCAGATGTGGAACAATTATTGCACCAGACATCGCGTGATGACGAAGATAAATCAAACTTCAAGATAATGGCTTGTCATTTACATAGCATAATGACAAAGAATGTAGAATTTGAAAGAAACGTAATAGCTACTAGCACACTGCCTACGCATTATGCGCCTTTAGGCATGCTGAAAACCGTTGATAGTAGCTCGCCGGGCCAAGCCGTTACGAGTCCCTTAGCGCGTGAACCAGCACTATTCGCAGCTAAGAGCTTAGCATCCGATGAAGCCATGATTGATGGAAGAATCAAGGCTGTTATGAACAAAACACGACCCCCTGTTAAATTTAACACTTATCGTGAGGAATTCATCGGCTTGGTAGTTCCACCAGAATTACGACATAGAGGGGTGCCATTACCACTTGAAGATGTTATCGCATTGCAAAACAAGCCTATGCAAAAAGCAAGAACAAAGGCCAATGAACATCTCTTCGGACTTTATCCAGAGAATAGATTGCGAGCGTTCGGCAAGACAGAGCCGAATTCCAGCATCACAGATGGAAGATCGATCACACAAATGAGTGTGCAGCTCACTATAATGATGAGTGCATATACCTATGCTTTTAAGAATGATAGATTGAAAAATTTACCGTCTTATGGGCCAGGTAAAACACCAACGGAGATAGTGGACAGGATAAGAGAAATAGGAGCTGACGGTCTCATCGAATCAGATTATAGTCGCTTTGATGGTAGCATTAGTCAGTATCTACAAGATGTAGTTAGAAGGATCTATCTCCTGTGGGTAGCTGAAATACATGCACAACCGTTAAAAGCAAACTTTGATCAAGTATTCATGAGATCAGCTGTAACATCACATGGATTGAAGTATGATGCAGGATTTGGAACGCGTAGTGGAAGTCCTATAACAACAGATGGGAATACATTGATTAATATGTTTGTATCGTATGTGGCATTGAGGGAAACTGGCATGAAGAAAGAACAAGCCTGGTTAAAACTCGGATTGTACACGGGAGATGACGGATTGAATGTCAACCTGCCAGGAATGAAGGAGTCGCTCATTCTGGTTACACAACAGTTTGGGCTAAAACTTAAAGTTGAAGCAGCCAAACCAGATGAACCAGTGAGCTTCGCAGGCAGGACATTTCCACACCCATTGACATCAAAATCGAGTCATCAAGATATCAAGAGAACCCTTGTCAAGTTGCACCTTAGCTCCAACAAAGGAGTGTCTAGAGAATTGGCGGCTGCAAATCGTGCTGTAGGATACCTGACAACAGATGCTAACACACCACTCATAAGAGCGTGGTGTGAAACTGTGTTAAGGTACACCGGGCAGATAAGCGCCACCGAATCCATGACATCAGAGGAAAGATTCAAAGTAGAGAATGGAGCTTGGAACCAAGAAGACAAGGAAGTGATATATGAAAGTGTCTGTAGAATCATGGGGATGACCAAGGCGGAAATGGAAGCCGCAGAGAGATCCATCTACGGCTCGAAAGACCTTGACGATATACCTATCATTTATGAAAATCAGAGGGAAGTCAAGATACCAGCCGAATTTGATGGGGTCATCACCGGGCCACGTGAAGAATGTCAACAAACCAAGAGCAACTCGAAGAGTCAGCCCAACGATGGAGAGAAACAATGTACCAACACCTCAGGACAACAGTCCACCAGCATGTCGCCAAAGCCCAGAGCTGGAAGGAAAAAGGAGTCCCAACCTTTCGACCAGCAAAAGCAGAGGAATACGACCCGGCAATCAGGAAATTATGCCGGAAAATCGTCGATTACGAAGAGCCCGACATGCGGCCAATACACGAATCTGGAACCAGTGGACCACCGCGACAAAGGGTCAAAACACCACCCATACGTTTCGCAAATCAAACGGGGTCCGAACCGAGGAAGACAAAGAAATAAACGTGTTCATTCAAGTAGGCAATCTCGGGGACATGCTAATCATGCAGAAGTTCGGGCAGATGTCCATCAAAGACCCGAATCCCCCCCCTACAAGCCAGGAGGAGACAATTACGGAACCAACTTCCGCCCAGTCACCCCAGAGCTCAGATCAGGACCTGATCAACTTGCACAGCGATTCGACAGAGTGTCATTGAATTATGATGCTATAGAACGCTATTAGGCGTACCATCATCGCAAAACCGTAC